ACGCGATGCATGGGTCTCGCATCCTGATCACACGATTACGAAAGCAATGGTTGCCGAACGTGCAATTTTCTTCGTTCTTCTACCATTCTTCCGCGCTAATGGTGACGCTGGAATGCGAACAGTGAGCGCGGATATCAGCCGAGATGAACAAATTCATGTCAGCGCGAATTCACTTGTATGTAGAGAACTAGGACTGGAGATCTCTCCAAGTCTAGATAAACTACGAAAAGCAACTATTAACTGGGTAATGCAACCATTAGGTATTAATACTACCTATAAAAATTTAGATAAAAAATTTTGGCTGCAATCTAGTGATAACTTAATGTATCAGGGTAAAGCTCCTGAACTTTCCTTCACCAAGGCAGCTAGAATGCCTAGTTTCTTCGAGCACTCGAATGTCAATCTCCCCCAGTATGCTTGAAACCGTGGGTATGCAAGCCCGTGGTTTAACAAATCAATTAGAAGAAATCTTTCCACCCATTAATCCAACACCTGAAGATACAATGGAAAAGATTATGTACCAAGCCGGTCAACGCAGTGTTGTTGAATGGGTAATTCGTTACATGGAGGATAACTGATGGCTTTATATGATGAGGTAAACAGACTTCTTACCGGAAAAACTGGTTATCAATCAGGTCATCCTCAGTCAATTGCACTAGCAAACCAGATGATTTCTGATGCTACCAAAAAAGCTCAACAGAGTGGTAGCGCGATTACTGGTTATCGCCGGTCAAATTTTACCTTTAGTAATAAAGGTGGAAGTCAGAAAAAATATTTAGACGTACCTGTTTTTGGTCTTTCCGAAGAAGAAAGGTTGGGTCCGATACGAGCTGCACAGGAAAAGGCTCAGAAGGAATTTGAAACACAACAAGCTGAAATTGCTAGGCAGTTAAAATTTCTTAAGATTGAAAATGCTAAAGCAAAAGAAGATCCAGTTTTTGAATTACCGGAAACACCTGATTATGCTTCTATCATTGCAAAATCAAATCAAGAACTAAGTCAACGTTTTGATAAAATGATGGTTAGCAATCAACAATCTGCTGCTTCTCGTGCTGATCAATATCAATCTTCACTTCAGCAAATGCGAGAGTCACAAGCATCTTCTCAAGCAGCATTTCAGAGTCAAGCTGCAAATCAATCTGCAGAATTTCAGCGTCAAGCTGCAGCATTTCAGAGTCAAACAGCTGCTCAAGCAGCATATCAACGTCAAGCAGCTCAAGCTCAAGCAGAATATTTTCGTCAATCATCTGCTCAAGCCCAAGCAGCTGCTCAAGCTCAAGCAAAGGCTCAAGGTGATATTCTTTCTTCTACTCAAGCATCTGCTCAAGCTCAAGCAAAGGCTCAAGGTGATATTCTTTCTTCTATTCAGTCTGCATCTGATAAAGCTCAAGCATCTGCTCAAGCCCAATCAGCTGCTCAATCAGAATATTATAGTAAAGCTGAAGAGGAAAGAAAACAACTTAAAATTTCTCAACGTACTTCACTTGCTAACCAAGCCCGTTCTAATTTACAAGCTAAATACAGACTTGGTGGTGAATCAGGTATGAAGAGAGGTGGTACCTTTGGTTTCAGACGTAGGAATCGTCCCACAATGGGTAGTATTACTTCTTCTGGAATTGCATCAAATTCAGCATCAAGTGCTGGATCGTTAAATGTGTAAAATCTAATGACAGCTAAAACACGTTATGACAGATTGTCTTCGGACCGTTCACAGTTTCTAAACACTGCTAGACAAGCAGCAGATCTAACTCTTCCTTATCTTATCCGTGATGATGAGGTATATACTAAAGGTTCAGTAAAACTCACAACCCCGTGGCAATCACAGGGAGCTAAAGGTGTAGTGACTCTTGCAAGTAAACTAATGCTTGCATTGTTACCTCCACAAACTAGCTTCTTTAAGCTACAGGTTAACGATGTTAACTTACCTGAAGAACTAGGACCAGAGATTAGATCTGAACTAGACTTGTCGTTTGCTAAGATCGAACGCACTATCATGGAATCCATTGCGGCTTCTAGTGATCGTGTTGTTGTTCATCAAGCACTAAAGCATCTTGTAGTAGCTGGTAATGCTCTTGTCTTTATGGGTAAGGATGGACTCAAGCTCTATCCTTTGAACCGATATGTAGTAGACAGAGATGGTAATGGTAATGTTATTGAAATTGTAACAAAAGAAACAATCTCGAAAAAATTACTAAAAAAATTTAATCCAGATTACACACCTCCACAACCTAATGAATCATCTGACAATACAACACGTCACGATGATGAATGTGATATTTATACACACGTTGTTTTAGATAACAATCGTTGGATGTGGCATCAGGAAGTAGACGATCAGATCCTTCCTAAGTCAATGAGTAAATCTCCCCTTGACGCTAACCCCTGGCTTGTGCTACGCTTCAACCACGTAGACGGCGAAGTCTACGGACGTGGTAGGGTAGAAGAGTTTCTTGGTGACCTAAAGTCACTTGAAGCTCTGTCACAAGCACTGGTTGAAGGCAGCGCAGCAGCTGCTAAGATTGTATTCACTGTCAGTCCAAGCTCCTCCACCAAACCATCGACTCTTGCTAAGGCAGGTAACGGTGCTATCATCCAGGGACGACCTGATGACATTGGTGTAGTACAGGTTGGAAAGACAGCTGACTTCCAGACTGCCTATCAAATGGTAGGTACATTATCACAACGTCTTAGTGAAGCATTCCTTATTCTTAATGTTCGTCAGTCTGAAAGGACTACAGCAGAAGAAGTACGAATGACACAGATGGAACTAGAACAACAACTTGGTGGACTATTTAGTCTTCTTACTGTTGAGTTCTTAGTACCTTATCTTAATCGTAAACTAAACGTTGCACAGAAAACTGGAGAGATCCCACGTTTACCTAAAGGTGGTATTGTTAAACCAACTATTGTTGCTGGTATCAATGCACTTGGTCGTGGTCAGGATCGTGAAAGTCTTGGTCAATTCCTACAAGTTATTGCTCAGACAATGGGTCCAGAAGCTATCCAACAGTTTATTAATCCAGAAGAAGTTGTCAAACGTTTGGCTGCTGCATCTGGTATCGACGTACTCAACCTTGTGAAGAGTATGGATGAATTGCAAGCTGAACAACAGCAAGCAATGGAACAGCAACAAGCTATGGCTGCTCAACAACAAGCACCACAGATGGCAGCTGTTGAACAAAAGCGTGAGCAAGCTGAGATGCAAGCCATGCAACAACAAGAACAACAACCACCACAAGTTTAATGAGTGAAACACTAACTTCAACTGATGCACCAGCTGATCAGCCAGAACTAAATGCTGATGAGCAAGAGTCTCTAGCTATTGCTGAGGCTAATGAAGGGGAACAACAGCAGTTGCTAGCAGGTAAGTTTGATAGTCCACAATCTCTTGAACAAGCTTACCTAGAATTACAAAAGAAACTTGGTGAGTCACGTGAGGAAGAACCTCAAGATGATGAGCCAGAGGAAGAACCTAAAGAGGAACAAGAAGAGGAACAAGAAGAAGCTACTGAAGGTCAACTAACTGAAGAGCAAGCACAACAACTATATACAATGGTTGGTGGTGAAAAAGCATACCAATCTATGCTAGAATGGGCAGGTCAAAATCTTTCAAAAGAAGAAGTTGAAATGTATGATTCTGTTATGGGTGCTGGTAATGCTAACTCTATCTACTTTGCTGTTCAAGCATTGTCTAACAAGTACTCAGAAGCTGTTGGTTCCGAAGGTCAACTTCTTACAGGACGTGGAACAGCAGAATCTAATGCTGTCTTCCGTAGTCAATCAGAACTTGTACAAGCAATGAATGACCCACGTTATGATAACGATCCTGCATATCGCTCGGACGTTATGACTAAACTTGAAAATTCTGACCTTGGTTTCTAATGATTGACTGCCCCCAATGTACTGTACAAGAGCAGTACGTTCTAGAACAACTACAGACTTCTGCGGGTGTAACAGATCGAACTGCACTTGCTGTTATTATGGGTAACATCTACCAGGAGTCTACCTTTAGACCTAACGTCTGTGAAGGCGGTACCATTATCCCCTATGATAGGTGTTTAGATGGTGGTTATGGTTTAGTTCAATGGACATCTAAGCATCGTTATGATGGACTAGGCATTTTCTGTGCTAAACAGAAAGCTGATCCTAGTTCGCTAGAATGTCAAACAGCTTACATGATACATGAGCTAAGATTTAGGGATGACCTTAGCTCATTTCTGACTAATCATCAGACAGTCCCTTACTATATGAATGCTGCATACTACTGGTTAGGCTGGGGTATTCATGGTAATC